AAATTTATTACTTATTTAACAGAATAAAAGCACGGGGGTGTGGTGTGGTGGTGCCCCCGTACCAGTCTAGTTTATAGACTATTTTTTAGATGTAGTCAACTTAGATCCTTTAAACCAACCTGGTAAACCTAGTAAAGGTCTTTTATCTAATGCGTTTTCTTTAGCAGTTTTTGAATTAACTTTGTTATAATGTAAAAATACCTGTCCACAGTCTTTACCTGTAAATTCTTCTCGCCAATGTTCTAGATCACAACCAGAGTAGATTAACATATCACCTGGTTTAAGATCTACTTTAATACCTGCTTGACCTGTTTTACCTGTAGGATCAAGATAAATGGGCCATGGGTCGCCACCTAAGTTTAATGTAGTAGATATTTCACAAGAATATCTATCTTTGTGTCTAGCTAACACATCGCCTTTTTTATATATTCTGGCATAAGAATATGTTTCTGATAATTTTAATCCTGTATGTTTTTCCATAACAGGTTTTACTTCTTGTAATAATGTTTCCATTGCAAGATCACTATAATGTGAATAAGTATTTGGAACTTGAGGATCATTCCATATTCCCCAATATTCTGTAAAAGGTGATATGTAACGTGAATCAAATAAAACTCTTGCAACGTTTCTTTTGTTTTTAAAATATTTATATACAAAGTCTGCTATCTCTTTTGAAATAGCTCCTTTTAAAATAGTGTATTTATTTTTTTTGAATGACATCGTTTTCTCCTTTGTACTGTAATACTGATTTTGGTATTGCCTGACAATTCCAATGTATAAATCTAAATGGTTCATAACCTAAATCCACGATATATTGATGGGGCATATAAGATGGAAAGAATATCATACGACCTGGTTTAACTTTGTAATTAATTTGTGTTGATGCAAGTGTAACTTTTGTCTTATCTTTTTCTGGTAAGAGATTCATTAAATTACCTGGTCTTGGATCTTCAAACACAGGTAAAGAAGTTACATCACTAGCTTTTAAAAAATAAAAACCAGATATATGTCCGTTCCAATGTGTATGTAAAGTATGGTGTCCCCCACCTTTTTTTGCAAACTCTTGAACCCACATTTCTGTAATAAATACTGTGTAATTTGTTAAATCAAAACCCATTTCAATTAAAAGATTATTGGCTGTTGCTCCTATATAATTCTGTAGATCCTTAAATTTTGGATCATTAATTAAACTTGTAGAATGAAACACTTGACCCATATCTCCCTTATCACCAAAGTCTTTATTTCTTTTGTCTATAGTTTTCTTTAAATTTTTTTGTGATTCTTTTATGTATTTATCAGAAGCTTTATTTAATTTATTTACAAATTTAGGTTGATCGGCCCACCATATTGGACACGGAAAATATTGCTCTAAATTTAATTTTTGTGGAAAAGTCATGCTCATTTAAATGGCCACCCTAAATTCCAAATAACTAAACTATGCCTTTCACCTTTTTTAACAGGACACACTCTGTGCCATACAAAAGAGGGAAACACAACTAAGGAACCCTTTGGTAATATTTCTTTACACTTTACTGGTTTTCTTGGTTTATCTGGATCTAAATTTCTAAAATCAAATTCTAATTCTCCACCTTTATAATCTTTTGGATCTGATAAAGTTACAGTCACTGACAGTTTTCTTATTTTACCATGATCTGGTGAATTTGGATTTTGTTTTTGATAAGGTCTATCCCAACTATCACAATGCCAATCATAGTATTGTCCTTTTTTATATTTTGTAAATTGGCAAGATTCAGAAAAGTCCCATTGAAAATTCCAACCTGCGTTTTCATTTGCTTGATTAACATATGGTTGTATTTCTTTATAGATCCATCTGTCATTCATCCAAACAATATTAGAATCTCTTTTTGTTTTTAAATTTTTTATTTGTTTTTCATTTAATTTTATATTACCAAAACCACCAGTAACTGCCATTTCATCTTGAAGTTGTTGGCCATATTTTACAATCTCATCACAGATACGAATAGGAATTGCTGATTGAAAGTACCAATAATAATTTATAAGATTCATATTCTTTCTTTTATAATTTTAATTGCATGTATATATCATATTATTAATTATGTAAAATTAAAATTTATAACAACCCTCCTATTTTTATCAGTGCAAGTTGTCCCTGAGTGTAATAAATTACATTTAAAAACTATTAGTCTATTTTCTAAACTTTTTATTTCTTCACCACTTTTAAATTTTGTATATCCATTGTTACTATTAACATAATAAATAGCCGTAGTTAAATTTTCATGATCATAATCACGGTGCATTCCATGTTCTATAATGTTTTTTGATTGAAGAACCAGATTAGCTTTTATTCTGGCTATAGCAACTGGATTTATTTTTTTAATTAAAGGCGCTATTGTATTGTAAGAGTTTGTTGGAAAACCACCCTTATAAAAATAGTGAATAAATTGAGTATGTTCTTCATCAGGTTTATTAACACCATCGTTATAATACCAAGGAAAACCATTACTTAATAATTTATTTTTTATTTGTAAAAAATCTTCTGTTGGTAAAAAATTGTCAATCAGTTGCATAACTATTATTAAACGAAAAGTTAAAAGCTATTCCATACTTATACTCTTTACTTAAACTTCTCTCAGCCCTATGTTTTAAAAAACTTGAAAAGATAACAAACTTGCCCACGCTAGGAGTTATTTCTTGATTTATTTCTTTAAATAATAATTTTTGATCACCGTTTGTTAAATATAAAACTCCAGATAAATAATTAGGTATGTGATCATGTTCTGTAGTTCTGTGTCCAAAACCTTGTTTATAACCCCATGCTTCTTTAAAACTATATTTTCTTAAAAAAACATGTTTATCTAGTTCTTTTAATACAACAACTAAAAATTCTTCAAACTTTTTATCTGCATTAAAAAAATTAAAATTTGTCATCTCACCTACAATATGAGTATTAGAAACATGACAGTTTTGGTTTATTTGATTTATAAAATATTTAGCATCTATCTTAACTTTTCCCTCTATGAATAAATAATCTATATTTACTTTTGACTTTATGTTTTTATCTATAATCATATCATTTCTAGCCAACCTGTGCATATGTATTTTTCTACATCCGTAACAACACCTTTATGTGGATGAGTAAAATCTGCTGGCCAAATAATCAAACTACCTTTCTCTGCTTTTATTTCTGTATTTTGATATGGAAAAATTGTTCCTCCTTTTTCTATATCATTTAAATAAACCATGTAAACTAATTTTCTTTTCACAGTTCTTTGATCTACACATTCATAATGAATTTTTTTATAACCACCGTTTGATGGATAATATTGTATGACGTTTTGAAAAGATGTTTGTAAGGGATAATCAATATTATATTTATTAACATAGTCTTGAACATGTATACTTAAAGTTTCAAAAAATTCTATTATATGTTTATTAGTTGATTGATTGTAAAAAAAACAATCTATTGATTCTTTTATATCTTTGTTAACAACACCATTTCCAAATTGGCCTTGCATTTTGTACTCCAAATTATTATTAAAATAATCTATTAAATTATTACAAATTGAAGTTTTTATTCTGTATCTTTCTATAAAATTATCCACAAAAGGATATTAGCTTCCTTTCCAGTCTCCTGCAACCCTTTGAATGAAAACTTGTTGTAAAGGCCACACACCACCTGCTGTAAATACTTCAGGTATAGCGGGAAGTGCTGCTTCACGAACTACAACTTTTCCCGAACCACCAGCTCCAGATGAAGCACCCATTCCTGCTCCTCCTCCGCCACCACCGCCAAGGTTAGTTGTTCCTGCTGTTCCACTAGCTCCGTTTCCTTTTCCACCACCGCCACCACCGCCTGATCCACCTGATCCAGCAGGTCCTGGTTGGTCAATATTTCCACCACCGCCACCACCTGCAAACGTTACAGGTGATCCTGATATTGAATTTGCTAAACCATTTCCACCTGGTCCTCCCGTTGGGTTAGAACCAGAAGATCCTGAAGCACCAGCTCCACCTCCACCACCAAAAGTTCCGTTAGCACCTGGAGAACTTGCTCCAGGATTTCCTTGTCCTGGGGGTGTTGCAGATCCACCACCTCCAGATACACCACCTCCACCACCACCTGAGCCGCCATCTTTTCCAGCTTTAGTCATAGTGTTAGTTCCACCACCTCCACCACCATTACTAGAAATAGGACTTGGCACTCCTAATGTTGAGTCTGATCCACATCCACCTCTATTTCCTGAACCTGATACTGAACCTCCGCCTCCACCTATCGTAACTGGATAACCTGTGTTGCCAGAAACTGGATTAGAAGTTCCTCCTGGAAAATTTGTTAAAAAACCTCCAGCTCCACCGCCACCACCATTATAACCTCCACCTCCACCACCAGCAATAACTAGATATTCTATTTCTGTAGTTCTTGGTTGTGTGGTTAAAGTTCCTGAAGAATTAAATGTAGTTATTTGTTCTGCTTGTGCAGGAACTTCTTCTGTTAAAGATATTGGTGAAAAATATCCTACAAACCCTGCTCTCCTGCCTAAACTTCTAGAAGACATTATTTAAATCCTCCTATTCGGACACCCAAGCTGTGCCATTCCAATCATACTTGGTAGGTGTTTCCGATTCGTCGTTTGATTTAGTTGCTTCCCAACCTTTAGTGTTATCAGAATTATATTTATCCTCGTTCCAAGAAATCATGTATCTCCAAACAACTGGATCTGCACCATCGTTTGTAACTGTTGGATAAGTTATAGGTGCTTGCCAATCGTCATTTGAATCTAATGACCATGAAGCGTAAGGTTGTTGTACTAAAAATTTATCTTTTACAGGATCATAAATCATTCCAATTCCTGCATATTGTTTTCTAAAATTATGGTTGTAAGAAGTTTGTTTCCAAATACCACCATTAAAAAAATTAATACACCATGTTTCTCCATCAACATGCATATCTGAAGGAACTTCATCGTTTGATACAACTACTACTCTTTGTACTACTTGATGTGAATCTGACGTAAATCCTGTAGGATCTGTCATTGCTTTTAATTCTGCGAAATGTGCCATTTTTTTACTCCTTAAACTCTATTATATTATTTTAATCTTAACTAATTGTCAATGTCCCAGAAACTGTAAACGTTGCAACTTTACATCCACCTGGTGTAGATGTAACTGTATTTGTACAAGGACTAACCGCAAACGTTCTAGAGCTACAACCTCTAACAACCACTATACCTGGTCCACCATTTCCAGCAGCACCATTATCACCACCGCCACCTCCACCACCACCAGTGTTATTTGTAGCTGCTGTACCATTGTTTGGTCCTGAAGGACTAGCTCCTGTTGCTCCTCCAGTTCCTCCACCTCCAGCTCCTCCTGATGCTCCTGAAGGCACGTTAATTCCTGAACCTGGTGTATATCTTCTAAATCCACCTCCACCACCAGCATAAGTAACTGCTGATCCTGTTATATCGTTTGGTGCTCCTGCTCCACCACATCCTCCCATATTAGTAGAGGGTGCTGATCCTGGAACTGCTCCATTTGATCCTGCAGCAGTTGCTCCTCCACCTCCACCACCTGCTCCACCACAATTAGGTCCTGAAGCTCCATTACCTCCAGCATTACCTTGATTTGGAGTAACATCAGGTGTATCACCTGCTCCACCAGATCCTGAAGGTCCTGCTCCACCACCAGATCCTCCAGCTAAACCATCTTTAGGACTAGTTGTAGGTGATCCTCCACCTCCGCCACCTGCTGACGTAATTGTTGAAAATATTGAATTTGTACCTGAACAGCCTCGACCATCACAGTTTGGATTTCCAGCAGCTCCTCCTGCTCCAATAGTTATTGCAAAACTTCCTGCCTCTAAAGTTAATGATGACCCTCGTAATGGAGATGGACCATAACCAGAGGTACGATAACCTCCAGCTCCACCGCCACCACCGTTATTTCTACCTCCACCGCCACCACCAGCGACTACTAAGTAATCTATACTGTGAGTTATTTTAGGCCATGTGCCTTGATTTAATGCATCAAGTTGATCTGCTAATGACCAAACTCCTGATGCTTTATCTAATTCTTTTACGACAACTATTCCTGATCCACCTGCACCACCAGATCCACCACCAGCACTACAAGTTCCACCACCACCTCCGCCACCACCAGAATTAGTTGTTCCTGCTGTCGCTGTGCTTGGAGTTTTTGAACCAGCGCCTCCACCGCCTGCTCCACCTGCTCCTATTGTTCCAGCTGGTGGACCTGCATTTCTTGCTCCGCCACCTCCGCCTCCAGCAAATACTGAACACGTTCCAGGTAGTGATCCTGGATAACAACCACTTAAATCTGTTCCTGCACCGCCAGCACCGCCAGCATTAGAACCACCGTTACCTCCAACCGCGCTATGTCCACCACCACCTGCACCACCTCTAGCACAAGTAGCCGTTCCTCCATTATTTCCTTGAGGAGGGTCCACAGGAGGAGTGTTACCACATCCACCTCCACTTGGACTTGTACAAAAAGTTGAAGCACCACCGCCTGATCCACCGTCTTTACCTTTGGTGTTGCAAACATTTCCAGGATTTGTTCTACCTCCACCACCGCCACCACCAGCTGAGGTATAGGTTGTGCTTCCTATTACTATTGATGAATTATTTCCGTTAGAACCCCCACCTGCTGGCCATGCAGATCCTGCAGATCCACCTCCACCTACTGTAACAGCTCCTAAAGCTGAATTTCCACATACAGGTATTTCTAAATTTCTTAAACCACCAGCTCCACCACCTGAAAATCCTGTATCAGCTGGAGTAGGACCAGATCCACCTCCACCTCCACCAGCAACAATTAAAGTTTTTACTAATCTTGTTCCTGGTTGTGTAGTAACTGCGCTAGGTGTGTTTGACGTCCTAACTGTTTGTGTATTTTTACCACGAGACGTTATGTTTACGGGTCCTATAATTCCGCCATTTGCCATAGCCTATAAAACCTCCTACGCGTCGTCTATCGATTCATACGATACGAAAAGTTCTAAGTCTGATGCTGCACCTGCACCACCTTTAAGAACATCGCCTTCCATTAAATAGATTGGAGTATCAAGTATAACCAACGTTGCGTCAGCTGGCACTGATACTGTTTTTGCTAAGTGAAAATCTCCAGAAGTGTCAAAGTTTGAAACACCATCTGGAGTAAAGTTTGCTTTTGCAACAAATAAAGTTAAGTCTGATGCATTCGTTCCGTCAACGTTTGCACATGTAATTCTATTTACTTTTACAACTTTATCTGAAGCTACTGTCATTAAAGTTGTAGTTGTAGTAGCAGATAAAGCAAATCCTACCGATTCACCTTTAATACTGGATACTGATACTATATTTGGGTTTGCCATAATTTACTCCTTTTAACCGAAAACGATTGCCATTGCAATAGCTTTTCCTGTTGTAATTCCTGCTGTTGCAAA